CTTCTGATTCTCTTATACCAGAATTATAAGATAGTGTTACAAATACATCTTGACCTTCAACTAGTGGAGCATCATTTTCTGCATCATGTATCTTCCATATATATGGTCCGATTGCTGGAGCAGTATATGTAGCATCATCATTCACTACATATTTTAATACTATATCATCATCACTTTCAGCAATTTTATTTTTTATTGCAGTAATCTCTTGTACTTCAAGTCTAGTTCTATAACCCCTAACGATAGTGTCAATAGTACCCGAAATCTTTTTAACACTTGATGTAACTTGAAACTTACTATTAGCAACTGGAGCAGACTCACCATAATAAACAGATGTCCATTGGTAATCATCAGCTCCTAATTCTAGCTTTACAAAATCGCCTGGCCAAACTGATTCATCCATCGTAGTTCCAGTATCAATAAATTTTTTATTTGCAGGGTCTACTGTAAAGTCAACTGCTGGGACTAATTCTATTTTAGCATCATCTTTGTTAATCTCATAGAAAAGATTAATTAAACTAGGGTGTCTAAGTGCTTTAGTAATCTCATTTCTAACAAAGTCAGTTGTGTTTCCGTTTTGTCTATTAAAACTCAACTTCATTGTAATATCATCTGTATCACTATAAACTGCGCCATCTGTACCAGTAATACTAATATTAGAATGGTGTCCAGTAACATCATCCATTTCAAAGTAGCGTGACTTACCTGCGAAAGTTGTATTAACTGCTTTTACTTTAGAAATGATATTAGAACCAAGTGAGAGTGGAAGCACATTATAGTCTTGTGCGTTAACCATTCTATCTTGCGAGTAATATGAACGAGGAGCAATACGTCTTACACTTGTGTATGACTCTGCCGCAAAGTTCTCAGAAAAATCTCTTGTAGATGATAATGTAAGAACTAATCTATAATTCTTTTTATCAGCACCTGTATATGGAATTGATATAACTTTTTCGTTTACATCATTTCTATCAACTCTATAGTTTTCGTTATCCGTAGTACGGAACCAAACACGATAGTTGCCGCTTGCCGCATTGCCGAATACACCGTCACCATAATGTAATTCAACTGCGTTGTTGTCAATTGTGTTTACACTTACAATATCACCGTTGCCGTTACGAAGTGAGTTATAGATTGCTGTTTCTCTTGTGTCGTTATCTACTTTTGTAACACTTGATGAATATGTATTAGTTGTATCTACACGTTGAACCCACACATCTGTATTTGAAATGTTTGCACTTGCAATTGTTTCAATCACGTTAGAAACTTTAGTATTGTATGTAAAGTTTTCAAAGTTTAACTTACCTGTCTTTGCATATACAAAGAAGCCAGTTCTATCTGAAGCTGGGCCTAAGTTATCATTTCTGTTTATGATTGTAAATTTCTTTGTTTCAATCGGTTCTGCTTCTATAATCTTGTCATCTTTAAATTCTGTACGCACTGCTTCGAATCTTCTATTTGCACCTGATACAGGAGCTTCGAAAGAAAATGATACTGCACGTGACGCATCTGATTGATTAATTTCATATAGGTAGTTTTCAATTCCAGAAAGTACCATACTAGCCATTGGATCTTGTATCTTAGATGTGCTAGTAAGTGAAGCATTAATAATGTCAATAAAATTTTCATACCAGTCAGCGTTATTTGAATCATTCCAGTTGATTGTACGATTGGCGAGAGAGTTACCTTCGTTATCAGCTATTGGTTGATTCGTTGTTACACTTGTGATCTTTAAGAACCCACGTGCGTTTGTAGGACGTGTCTTGTTATACCCTAACGTCTTAGCCATTCTAAGAACACTTTCACGGCGTTCTGCTGTATCTAAGAAGTTTTCACGTGTGTTCATGTCAAGTCTGAATGATAGCGAGTGACCTAAGTATGCTACTAGGTCGAGTACTGCAACAAATTCTGAACTTGAAATAAAGTCATTAAACTTATCTGGATATGTAATAGATACATAATCTATTAATGCTTCTCTGATAGTGTCAAAGTCATATGCTTTTAGACTAACGTTTGTAAATGCTGTGTAAACTGCTGTCCAGCTTTCACTTGCAAATAAATTGTCAACTCTTTCTTGACTCATGTTATTCTCTCTCTAAATCTATTTCTAGTGTTACAGGCTCATCTTCGTTTACTATCGATACTGTAACGCTAACTGTTAATGTGTGGTCTGTGTCAGACACTTTTATGAAATCTAATGTTACTCTTGGTTCTTGTTCTATAATTGATCTTATATCTTCTTCAATTATAGATTTAACTTCTGGAGTTAGTGGCTCAAAGATCATTTCATGTACGATGCTTCCAAATGTTGGCATCATTACACGCTCACCTTTGCGAGTCATAATATGATTCATCAAGTCTTCAATGATAAGATCCTTACCAGTTAAGATATGATTGATAGCACTTTTGTTTTTTGTGCTGAAACCTGTAAATCTAATAGCCATAATATTCTCTCTGTAGTTATTCAATTAAGAGTATTTATCATCGTATAAACTTCGTATATAAATAGTGTTATGAAACGAGTAGGTATATTAGGATCAAGTTTTTCAGTAGGATGCCATCATAATTCAAACACAAAGCAAAATGATTTAGCACTCCCATTCGAAACTTGGCTTTACAAGCACACAACAGATATTGAATTTTATAATTCAGCATGTTCTGGAAAGGGCACTGAACTATATCTAAACAAGATTGTTTACTTAAAAAAGAAATATAATATTGATACTATTTTGATGGAGCTTGTTAACAACCGTTCTATGCTTAACATGAAAACACAAGATTACGACTTAGATAATATCACCGATGATCTATATGAGAATAGTGCATCTATCTGGAACTACATAAGAGCTATAACACAAGACATTAACTATGAAAAGTTTGCAACCAAACGTGATTTTAACACTTGGAAATCGGTACAAGAAAGCATAGCATATAACTTCAATGCATTTGAGTATTGGGGAGTGTTAGATTGTAAGCAATCTATCGAATTATGCGAGTTGTTAGATATAAAAGTTGTTACATGGCAGAAAAGTTTTGATTTCAGAGAACATATAACACAAACTGTTAAATTTTCAGATTTTGCTAATGCACACGAATATTACGTTGACAAGTATGATGAAAAGTCAATACTATGCGACCATGTACACTTCAATGACAACATAAATGAAGAAATGATTAGAGATTTTATCGTCCCTGCACTAATTAATACTTGACAAACCTATTTCTTCTATGTATAATGAATATAACGATAAAGGAGATTTACATTGACAGATGATGAGAATGTAATAAATTTATCTGAGTTTTTAAAGGAAGATATTCCAATAGAATTCAGTATGAGCTATCCTGCGTTTAGAATAGACCAGGACTTACATGCAGAAAGTGAAATTGCACTGTTGAAAAAAGCGGTTGCATCTTTACAGAAACAAGTGTATGATGGGTATAAGCGAATCATGGAACTTAATGAAGAGCTAGAAAAACTTAAAAATGAAAATGAGGAATAATAATGCCTAATCTAGTACCAATGGTCGTAGACCAATCAGCAAACGGAGAGCGAAGTTATGATATCTTTTCACGTCTTCTAAAAGAACGTGTGGTGTTTCTAACTGGTGAAGTCAATGATTATCAAGCAGACTTGCTTTGCGCACAATTGCTGTTCTTGGAAGCCGAAAACCCAGACAAAGATATTCACTTTTATATCAACTCACCTGGTGGTGCAGTGACATCAGGTCTTGCTATCTATGATACAATGCAGTTTATCAAACCCGATGTTTCTACTACTGTTATCGGGCAAGCATGTTCAATGGGATCATTCTTGGCGATGGCTGGATCAGCGGGAAAACGTTATGTTCTACCTAACTCTCGTACAATGGTTCACCGTGTATCAAGTGGCACACGTGGTACTGGTGGTTCTGTGTATGTACAAGAACTTGAGATGGAAGATAATATTCGTCACTTTGAGGAATCAAAGAACATCAACAAACGTTTGACTGAATTATATGTTCAACACAATTCTAAAGGTAAAACATTCGAAGAGTTAGAAGCCACAATGAAGTTTGACACATTTATGACTGCGGACGATGCAGTTGAATATGGTCTTGCTGATATGATGATTTCAGAACGTCCAGCTTAAAAGCCAGGTACGTAACTCCACATTTTAGCAGTTCTAATCTTAATAGCGGCGAGGTGTTCATCCACTTTTCCGCTATTTCTTTTTATGTTATTTTGAATTTCATCTGTAATACGATACCAACGTTTCATGTTTATAAGTTCAATGATTGGACTAGTTTCGATCTTATCAACTCCTATATTATAAAAGTAATAAAGTAACGCATCGAATTGACTTTGTGATAGTGGTTCTTTAACAAACTGTTCTAAAACATTTCCTATACTTCTAAGTTGTTTTTCTAAAAGAAATATAGCGGCATCTTTAGTTATTTTACTTTGTGTTATATCAATTCTATTAGATGCAACAGTGATATAACCATACCTACGTTCTACATCTGTAATAGTATAGTCATACCCTATCTTATCACCTGTTATCTCTAGGATAGGCTCAAAGTTTTCAATAACAGCGTTCTTACTGATACTAGAAAATACAATATCATTTACTGCAAATGTTTTAACTTTCACATGTGATAGAATATGTTTAGGAATATTAGAGTCGTAGCTCAAACCTATATATGTACCATTAGGTGTAACAACATTTAATGGACGTTGTATGTAATTTAGTAATGAGCCTGGTTTCTTATCATATATCATGCCATAATTGTCCTAATCCATGTAGGTGCGTTTGCCGCTCTGCCGCCTTGACCCCAAAATTTAGCTGATCCTGCTGATACTGTTGCACCAGGTGCGATATCAACATGCATACCGACACCGTCCATATAACCAGAGCCTGCACCGATTGAAATAGCACCTGCTGATTTTGCAGCTTGTGCAAATTGACTTGCGATTTGAGTGTCACGTACCATACTTAGCCGTGTTCCATCTTTATATATCCATATGTCTGCTGCATATCCATGATCATGTCTATTCGAACCAACAGTACCAGTAGTATGGTCTTGTCCACCTGAGAATATAACAACATCTGTGTTTGTTGCATTAGCCGCAGATAATAAAATTCTCTCAAGTGCAGGAACAACTTTAAGTCTACGTGTTGCACCTTGGTTTCTGTATGTTACCGTTCCACCTTGACCATCATCGATTGCTTCTTCTGTAGATGCTTCATCTAGTTGACCTTCTGCACTGTCTGGATTCGGTGCTATTTCAGACGCTGGACTACTAGGAGTAGCACCAGAGTTAGGTGGGACATTGCTTCTTGACATTGGTTCATGTGATGGCATATTAGAAACAATACTTTCATTTACTTGAGTACTTTCAAGATTTTGAATATCTGCATGTGATACAGTTGATATACCAACTGACATTGCCGCTTGTGGTCCATTAAGATGTAATAGGCTACCAGTAGAAACATACATGTTCGTAGCAACTTTCGTGTGATTGCTACCTCCACTATCGTAAAATTGCGATCCATCACTTTTTAAGTGTACTTGATTTTTAGCATTAAGTTTATAATTATTTCCTGCTTTTAGATTTATATCTTGTCCTGCTTCCATGTTTATATTTTTGTCAGCACGTATGTTGAAATCTTTTTCGGCTCTCATTGAAATAGAACCACTTGCATATGCCATAATCTCGCCCTGCGCTCCAATCTCTACCCAGCCAGAACCAGTAGAGTTTATCATATATATCGTATCGTTTGTTCCGTCAAGTATTATACTAGCACCTGAACCTGTTTGAAGCCTAATCTGATTAGGGTGAATTGTTCCGTCTGGACCTACACTACCGTCATCCATTGTTAGTGCATTACTACCCGGTGACTTTAATCCATACACCGTAGAATGCTGTGGGGTTTCATAACTTGCATCACGCACCGGTGATGCTGTAGTTTGTCCTCTTACTGAATCAGTATACACACCTTGACTTGCTGTGTTTGCATTTCTAGGGTGATTAGGTATTTGATTTTGTCCTCTTGGATCATTTACATCTGGGTTTTGATGTTCAGTCAAGTTAGTAGCATTTGATTTTGCTGCTGGCTGATCAGAAAATACACCTTCGCCTTGTCCTGTTCCGTCTACAGCTGGTGGTCCCGAAGCCCCACCCGATGCTACATCGGGTACTTCTTGTGCAACTGCAAACCAATAACCACGAGATATATCTCCATTATTTGCAAAGAATACCATAACTGTAACACCTGCGTCAGGCGGAGCTGCAAACATACCGTAACTACCACTTCCATTACTGCCTCCAAATGGAGATGCATATTGAAAGAACATTGGTTCTTCTGGTGTCCCACCAAATTTTGGGACATAAGCACTAAGTCTTCCTCTACCTTCTGGGTCAGGTTGTCCTGTAGAGATAGCCATGTATATACCACTTTCGATATTTGAAAGTATAGGCGACTGTCTATGTTTTCGCTCTCTATTAATAGAGCTTGCTAATCCACCAGTTCCTTGATTATTAATTGACATTTATTCTAATTCCTCTTTAACTTGTATCCTTGCAGATCCTATTTCAATTTCAAGTGTGCCACTGCCATCGGTTTCATCTCTTGGTACCCCAATTTCAAGTAAATCATAATTACTAACTACTGTATTTCTAATAGTATCAAATCCCCCTGCCGTTCTACTTCTTATTTCTGGGTCAGCAAAGCTATAGACTCTATTTGGATCTATTGGATCAAAAGTTATTGTCGTCCCATCAGTCAATTCAATTCCATTGCTTAACCCTATAAATGTTTCTGTGTAAACTGATCCGTCATAATCTAACATTTTGACTTCCACTAAATCATTTGTATCATTCCATGCACGTCTAACAGAATCCATATCTGATTGTGCATTGGTGTATTGGTTAATTTGTTCTTCAGTCAATACAATATCAGAACTTGCTTTTGCAACATTCTGTAAATCAATAGGTATTGGATTTTTAACAACAGTTCCATAAGTTACTACTTCTTCTTCGTTAGTATCTGGGTTAACAGCAATTGTAGATTTAGTATCAATTGCATCTGATGTTGAAAAATCTTCTTCTGTTACTGTATTCTCTAACTCTTGCATTTCAGACAATCTTTTTTGTTGATCTTTTTTAGTCCAATCATATGGAACTGCATCTAGTTCTTGATATTCTTCAATCGTAACATCTAAGTCTTCAATAAGTTTTTGTTCTGCTAACAAGAATCGTGACGGATCATTCTTAGCTAAATTTTCTATTTCAGTTTGTTTATCAACGAGACTATCATAATAGTTCTGGTCTTCTTCACTCATCATTGACCAACTACCGTAATTTTCGTCTAGTAGTCTGACTTGCTCATTTCCTATCTTAGCAAGTATAACTGCTTCTTTGCCTGTAACTAAGGAATTAAATGTTTTTTCGCCTTCAATTCTACTTAGCGCATATTGCTTGTGTGCAGCTACAACTTTTGGATCTACTCTAGGTGATACTTTAAGCTCTCCAGTTCTAATAGATTCAGCACGTGCTGTTGCAATCGGATTAGATGACATTGTTTCTACTGTTATAGCAGGGTTTTCAAGCTGATAATTACTGATAATCTCATCCATACTCATGTAATTTACTGCATCCATTTGTACAATCTCATCCGTAACAGCCGTTCTGTCAACATCAATATCTAACGGTTCGCCGTATACTTTATCAAGTAGACCTAGAAATTCAGGTGAAACAACAGTTCCATTTTCTATTTCTTCATTGATGATAGTAGCCGCCTCTTCTGGTGTTCCATAAAAGTCAGTAAATTGTTGTTTTAATGCATCTACATCAGCTTGTGCTTGAGTACTACCATTTGCCGCTAACATTTCTGCCTCAGACAACATAGCGGCATATGCGGCAGAGTCTTTTGCTGTACCTATACCATCATCTAATATTTTATCTGCTTTTGTTATAAGAGAACCTCTAAATCCTTTA